AATCGTTTATAGAAGTATCACTACTTGTAAGCAAAGGGGTAAATGTAAATTCAGAAATACCTGTAAATCCTGTATGGGTAGCAGCAAGACTTTCACTGAGAGCTTGACTTGGAGTCGAGCCAGATGTGTTTACTGTTACCGTATACGGAACCGGTATTGTTACTGGGCAATTTTTCGATTCAGTTGGCATTAGTATTCTATAACAGCTGCTGATTTAGTGGTTGTTTGAATTTTAATTTTATTCTTAAAGCTTTGTTCGTTTTCAATATAAGGTATTTGATACGGCTTTAATTGACATCTTGTATCAAATATTTTTACATCTTTACCGTTGTGTACAGGGTTAAATATACCAAAACTTAAACCTGGGGAACTTACATTAATATCAGTACGTAACGTCTGAAAGCCTATTATACCATCAATCTTTTCTATTTCATTGTTTAAATATCTTGCATCAATAGTATCTCCCAATTTTAAGTTTTTAATATAATTTGTAATAGCATTAAAAACTTTCGCTTTAAGCTCCTCTTCGTTAATTAAAAGCTTTTCATCTCTTGTAATAACTAATTCTGTAAAATCTTTATATATTACTCTACTTGGTTCGTTAGAGAGTTTATATGAGAGATCTAAGTTCATATAAACTGGATCTATAAATGCGATTTCGCTGTTTAATAATTTGTAATCTTCTATTTCTTTAATTATTTTTTCTTTCAGCGCAGGAGACAGATAATTTGATCTTGTAACAACTGATTTATTTTTTCTTAACTTAGGTACAATAACAAAATAAATGTTATTAGTATCAGCACTATCAGCATAAAAATATTGATTGAATAGTGCGTTAGCTTCTTGAGAGTAATCAGTTAAACCTAATTCGTCATTTATATATTTTAAATAATTGTTTACATAATCACTATTGTTAAGTACAGCGATATCATAAATTAAATTCTTATAATTGCGTTCAAGAAAAGATTTATAATCTGCTTTTGTTGATAATTTATATTCACTGCTGAAAAATTTTGGAGCATTTTGTTTTATTTCCTGTACAGTTTCTTCTGTACCAAATTCTGTACTATCCTCAGTATTAGATAATTGTACATCAACTGACTCTTCAATAGTAAGATAGTTTAATGACGTATCTTTAACATCGTTAAGTATTTGATTGTATTGAGTAGTATTGTATATGTTTAATGTACTATCTAAAAATGCATTCTTAGTTACTTTACCTTCTACACCAGAAGAACTTAAATAGTATATCGCAATTTGATCTCCTAGATTTAATTTCTTTCCATTTACCCCATTACCGAATTTTAACTCATAGTTTTTATTTTCATTATATCTAACTTCAAAATTTCTTTCATTTGGTTTAGACAAAAACAAGCTTGGTTTACGATCCCATTTATACCACTTATTATTAGAGTTAACTTCTTTTACATAAACATGTATGTTAAAGTGGTCTATAATTACATCTTGACCTGGTAATAAATTAACAGTTTCAAATTCCTCACCGATTGGGTTAACTATTGGATATTCTTGTATTGTACCTTCATACATTAACTGGCTTCCAGAAGCAGATATTGTCTCTACGTTAGATGTAACTTTCTCAAAAGTAAAGTCATCAACAAATGTAAATGTTTTACCTTGTGAGCTTGAAAAAGAGAATCTCGGTAGTGTATAATACCCTACAGATAGGTTCGCTGTAGTTTTAATATTAATTGGTAAAATACTTGATTGTTTACCTAAAGGTTTGTAGTTAAGTAACTTTGTTATTCTATTTACATTTTCAAATAACTCTGCATCATTAAAATTACTTTCAGCGCTTGTCTGGTTTAAGTAGTATAGTAATGTATGATAAGAGTATGCGATAATATCGATAATAGCAGAGATGTTACTACCTTCAAAATTTTGATCTGTGAAGTTGATTGTGTTATCGTTGTTAATGCGTTCAATAATTAAATCTCGCATGCTTTGAGCGTCGAAACTCGCATACGCATTAACTGGTAAATTAAACTCTGTATATTTTGCCATTTTAGTAATCTATTCCTTTGTCTGTGAGTACTCCTTTAAATTCAGTTACTTCATCATTTAAAGACGGTATTGCAATATTTATTGTTATATCATATTGATTCTCGTTTGGTAAAGCAGTAATATCTACTCCATTTACTACTATTCTAGGTTCGTATACTGCTAACTGTTCATGTATAGTAGTACCTATAATATCAGCATTTTCTTTTGTAATATTATCAAACAAATATTGCTCTAGGTCTAACCCAAAATTAGGGTTAAGTATTTTTTGACCTTGTTTAGTATTAAAAATATTTTTTATTGAATTATGAATTGCTTTTGTATCATAATTTAATTTTAAATCTTGCGGATTTTTAGAAGCTCCTACAGGCTTATTTGGCAAAAAGCTATTTAGTTCAAGATCTAAGCTGACATCAGCATATGTAAACGATCTATAGCTATCTTTATTTTTAACATTTTTGAGTGTGTCAAGATTAATTGCCATGTATAATTATTTAATTAAAAAATGCTTAAAACAATAAATAATTTAAATGAGTAAATTCGATAACATATTTGAGGCTCAAATCGAACGGTTTGTAAAATCTGGCCCTATTGCAGGAGATTATGTTAAGTTCGCTAGTAATCTTAAATCTTCAGAGTGGTATGGTGGTTTAGATGAAGCTCGTAAAGCTTACGTCGATGAAATTGCCACTATAAGCGAACAAGGCAAACCTTTAATGCTCTCTACTATTAAGAAAGCGGTGTATGAGACAGAAACTACAGATACAGATAAGCAATTAGCAGATATTGCTGTAGAAATCACACCAGGGTTCTATGCTCAAAAACTTACAGTCCCGTTAGAACTATTAGAATTTGCTATTTCGGCTGCGGATGCGAGAGGTACTCAAAAAGATCCGACTAATGATCAAGAAAATCCAACATCTTTAACTCCCGAAGAAGCAGAAGATAAAGACATTGATGTAGGTCAACAAACTAAAATCCCTAACGGAGACTATAAGCTGACCACTGCGAAATACCTAAATGCTTAGATCTAAGATACAAGAATAAAAGTTTATCTCTTGATCTATACATTGGCTATTTTGATAAAAGTATCTAGAGACTGTAATTAAACAGTCTCTTTTTTTCTCTTCTGATATATTAATATTGTACAGATAATCGAACAAATGCTTAAACAACTCATCATAATCGTTATTAAATAACTCTTCATTACTAATGATATGCTTTCTAATAACTGTATATTTCTTTTGTTTAATTAAATCAATTAAACCATCAAAGAAACCTTCTGAATCAAAATTAAAATCTGCATTACCGTCAGACAAATGATATTTTTGTAGATTATTAATACCTTTACGAAAGTCAGGATAACAATTATCCACAACAGACATAAAGTCTTCTTTTTTAATTGATACGTTTTCTTCCTTTACAATAGAAATAAGTTTCGTGATATAATCATTCTTATCATATTTTATATCAATAGTTTGACATCTACTTTGTAAGGCAGGAATAATCTTATGTTTATAATTAGCAGTAAGAACAAATCTTGTTAGATCATGATACTCTTCCATCGAGTTACGGAGAGCTTTTTGTGCATCAATAGATAAACCATCACACTCATCTAAAATTATTACTTTTATATCACCAAATAAACTTTTAGTTTGCGCGAAGTTAAGTACTTTTGTTCTTATAGTATCAATACCATTTTCATCAGATGCATTTATATATAAGTATTGACATTTAAGAATATCATTAACTATGACTTTTGCGAGAGTAGTCTTACCAATACCAGGTTGCCCTACAAATATCAAATTAGGTACAGACTTCTCTTCTTGTACGCTTTTAAAATAAGTGAGTGTGCTTTTATTTAGAACTACATCATCTAAAGATGCAGGTCTATATTTCTCACACCAGATATCAGATATTTCCATTACGCTTTATCAGTAGAGCCAAAACCTGCATCTCCACGATCTGCTTCAGTAACTTCTTCTGCCCAACTAACATTTGCAGTTATATGAGGATATAAAACTAACTGAGCAATCTTTGTACCTTTAATTAATGTTACATTAGTATCGCTAAAATTATATAGCTTAACACCTAAGTCTCCTCTATAACCGTTATCAATAATACCTAAATGAGGTTGTATGTTGTGTTTAAAGCCTAAACCACTACGAGGTTCTACTCGAAACCACCAACCCGGTTCTAAGTAACCTAGAGTTACTCCTACCGGGACAACTACAGAGCCTCTACCCGGGACGACTACTTCTTCCACACTAGTTAAATCATAACCCGAATC